CCGCAGCCGGTTCAGTCCCAACCCCAGCAACCCCACAAGCCACAGGAGGCGATGTGCAACTCCCAACCATTTCAGCCGGTAGCACCGATCACGGTCATGTCAAGTCGGTTCAATCATTGCTCAAGGACAAGTTCGGTCAGGCCCTCACCGTTGACGGTGTATTCGGTCCTGCGACGACGCTTGCTGTCAAGAACGCTCAAGCCTTCTTCAAGGTTGCTGGTGGCGTCGATGGCGTTGTCGGTCCGAACACTTGGAGCCTGCTGCTTGGCGTGTAATGCCTGCTTCTTCGTGGAACTTCTGGCTTGGCCTGCTTGCTAGTGCAGGATTTGTCGCGGGGTTCATCGTTGCCGTTCTTCGGTGGGGACACAATCAGATTGTTAGAAGCGTTGAAGAAAGGATCACTACCGTCAGAAGCGCAGTCACGCCCAACGGTGGATCAAGCATGGCAGATGCGGTCAACCGAATCGAAACCAAGTTACAAAATATCGGTGAAAGGCAGAAAGACATCAAGGCTGAACTAGACACCATCAGGGAGGACATGGACGAGATTGGCTTGAAACTCGAACGCCATCTCGGTGCGCACGAAGGCTTGGTCTAATGTCCCGCCACAAGAAAAGGCAGAAGCAAAAATGGAGCGACAGACTTCTCTACCGTTTTGACAAGTGGTTCAGTTCTGGCGCAGGCGTATGGCAAACCCTCGTCGCTTGTATTGTGATTGTGGCTGTCGAAATTGTATGGCCGAATCTTGACCCCCACTGGTTCTGGTTGCTCGTTTTCCTTACGGTCTACTCGGCGGTGACTCAGCCTGCACTTGCTCAGAGCGGTGCCGCTACCGCCGCAGAGATTCGGAAGCTCGCTTTGGAAATCAAGAAGATCGCTGAGGCGCAAAAGCAGGAACTCGAAGAAGATGGTGAAATCCTTGAGGACGTTCGCCACATTTTGAAGGACGTACACGGAAAGTGACATGGGCAATCATCCTCTACGCCGTAGTTGGCTCTATCGGAATGGCCGTAATGGACGGGGTTGGTACCGTCCTGGTGCGGGCGATCAACTCAGGCCGTGGCAACCTGGCTGGACTCATGGATGCCGTGGGCGATCTAGCAAAAATCACTATCCTGTCGGTGGCGGCTACTCGATTGACTACGAACTACGGCGCTTGGGGGTGGCTGGGTATCATCCCGATTTTGGTTACAGGGTTTTTCGTAACCCGCCACGCCACTATCCTCAGCCAAAGAATTGACAACGAAGAAGAAGAAGCCGAGGACGCCGAACGTGACGCTCGCATCCGTGCAATGGAGTTAGAGGTGGCTATGCTCCGGGTATGGAAAGAAGCACAACGCCAGAACGAAATCAGGAGAATCGGCAGAACGAGGTAAACTGTGGGGCTATGCCGTTTGTATCGGTCTTTACCCCCTCACACAATCCTGAATGGCTCGACGACTGTTACGCGTCCCTGAAAGCTCAGACCTACGAGAACTGGGAATGGGTCGTCTTGCTGAACCAAGGGGCGAAGTGGGCTAAGCCCAACGATGAGCGGGTGTGGGTCCACGAATCCAAGGAACTGAACATCGGGGCCTTGAAGCGTGAAGCTGTCGCCGCATCTGAAGGGCGCATCCTGGTTGAATTGGACCACGACGATACCCTTGAACCCAACGCCTTAGAAGAAATCGTCAGGGCCTTTGACGAGAAACCCGAAGTTATCTTCGTATATGGGAACACGGCTCAGATGGATGGGGATGGCTCTCCGAACCTGGACCTGTTCGATTCCACCCACGGCTGGACCTACAACAAAACCGACGATGGCTACCTCGAAGCCCGTTCATTCGCTCCTTTGCCTTCTAACGTGTCGTATATATGGTATGCACCCAACCACCCCAGAGCCTTTTTGCGGGCCGCATACGACGCTGTAGGGGGCTATGACGGGACGTTAGACATATGCGACGATCAAGACCTGATGAACCGGCTTTACCAGCACGGTCCGTTCCTGCAACTCAACCGATTGCTTTACAAGCAACGGATTCACGAACACAACACGCAGACCGATCCTGAGAAAAACCTGAGAATCCAACGCAAGACCGTGGAACTCTACGATCAGAACGTCCAAGCCAACGCTTTAGCCTGGGCCAAGTGTGAGAACCTGCTGGCGCTTGACCTCGGCGGGGCGCACAACTCGCCTCCTGGCTACATTTCCGTGGACATCCAGGGCGACGTTGATATGAAATGTGATATCAGCGAAGGTCTGCCGTACCCCGACAACTCCGTAGGCGTCATCCGGGCCGTGGATTTTTTTGAACATATCCCCGACAAGATCGGCTTGATGAACGAGCTATACCGGGTACTTGCCCACGGAGGGATGATCCTGAGCCTGACCCCATCGACGGATGGCAGGGGTGCGTTTCAAGACCCGACTCATGTTTCGTACTGGAACGAGAATTCTTTTTGGTACTACACCGATGAGAACATGCGGAAGTACGTCCCACGGATTGAGACTGACTTCAAGATTTCACGACTCCACACCTTTTACCCCTCCGACTGGCATGAATCCCACAACATCTCCTACGTTTGCGCTAACCTGGTCGCAGTCAAGGATGGACCGCCAGTTGCAGGGAGGAACTTTGCATGAGTGACGTTCAGCCGGGCGATTTAGTTCTCGCCCATAGCAAGGGTGCGTTTGCTACCCTGATCCGTTTCGGCCAATGGCTCCGACCATCGTGGCGACCTTACAAGCGATGGAACCACGCAGCCATTGTCACCGGCGTTGACTCAAACGGTGATGTGTGGTGTATGCAGATGGGTCGGCGTGGCGAACTTGTCCTTCGACAGGACGTAGCACCTGGCGGCTACACGACCATCCGCCCCATCCCAAACGGCGTGGACAGAATCAAAGCCATCGACTACGCACTTGCACAGAACGGCATCAAGTATTCGGTAGCCACGATTTTCTCCATCGTCATCAACTTGCTGACCCCGAAGTGGATCGCTTTCGACTTCCGGCGTCATGGTGACGCCTTGATCTGCTCGGCCCTGGTCGCTCGCAGTTGGGAACACGGGGGGTGGAACTGCCCCACCGATCCATTTCAAATCACGCCAGCCGAACTTGCTTGGCTGACGCAACCCAAGGCCCCGTACAAGGACGCTTGATGAAACTTATTGACCTGCCTACCCACGTTGTCATTCCCGACACGCAGGTAAAGCAGGGCGTTCCGCTTGACCACCTCAAATGGATTGGGCAATACATCGTCGATCAGTTCGCCGGCAAGGAGAACGTGAAGATCATTCACTTGGGCGACCACGCCGACCTGCCAAGTCTGTCACTCTATGACCAGGGGAAAAAAGAGATGGAGGGTCGTCGCTACCGAGCAGACGTAAAGGCGGCGAACTATGGATGGGAATTACTCAACTCAGGGATTACCGATTACAACCGTATTCGTAAACAGTATAAAGAACGCCGATGGAACCCACAGAGGCACATCTGTTTGGGTAATCACGAAGATCGGATCGACCGAGCAATCTCACTTGACGCCAAGCTCGATGGAACAATCTCGACAGACGACCTTGACTACGCAAAGTTCCGTTGGGAAGTTCATCCGTTCCGAACAGTCCTGTGGTTGGATGGGGTTGGGTACAGCCATTACTTCTACCAACCAATGACCGGCAAGCCCTACGGCGGCAACAGCATTGACACTCGGTTGAAGAACATCGGTCACTCGTTCACGATGGGCCATCAGCAAACGCTCATGTACGGGCTTCGATTCGTCGGCGGCAAGTCACAGCACGGATTGGTTGCGGGAGCTTGTTACCTTCACGACGAGGATTACAAGGGGCCACAGGGCAACGCACACTGGCGTGGGATCGTGGTAAAACATCAAGTGGAGGACGGTTCCTACGACCCGATGTTTGTTAGCCTGGATTTCTTGTGTCGGAAGTATGCGGGCAAAAGGTTGAGTGACTACACTCCCAAAATATTTGCACCTACTACCGAATAGGAACTCAATGCTTATCTTTGTCCGTTGCGAGAAGTGCGGGCAGGACTTGGGACAAGAAAGAAATGTCGAACACATCCCACCGTCCAAACTGGCTCTAATCCTGGCTGAATACCGACACAACCACAAGCACCAAAAAAATCCTTGACATCCGTTACAACCCTCCGTTAGTGTTCTAATCACCATCAAACAAGGAGGATTGAGATGGAGCAATATCAGATGCCAGTACCACCACGGTACGGCCACTTATGGCTTGAGGAACTTCAAGTTCAGAACATTGAGCGAGGGCCAAAGCCCAAAGCGTTCGACACTCCGTTCCGTTATTCGGATGCGGGCAAGTGTTCACGGGCGCTGGCGTACTCGGCGCTTGGCTACGAATCGGAACCGATGGACTTGGCGGGCACACTCGTCACGACTCTCGGCACCGACCTGCATGAGAAGATTCAGGAAGCCATCAGCAACTACTACACGGCTGAGTTCGAAGTGCCGTCGCAGATTGGCGGACTCATCTCGGGTTCGGCGGACGGTGTGATCGACGATGGCGAGTTCAAGGTTCTTCTTGAAATCAAGACCATGAACGGCACCGCTTACAAGAAGTCTGTGGGTGTCAGCAACAAGGGCGTCAGTAGTCCGTCAGGACCACGGGCATCGGCCATCATTCAGTCGGCGCTAAACGCCGTGGCGAACGATTGCTACGTCATCCGCATCGTCCACGTTGGCACCGAAGCCATCTCCAAGGGACTTGCTGAGCGTTCGGGCATCGACGAGATTGGTCGTGTCATCGCTGAGTTTGAGATTCCACAGGAAGTGTTCACGGTCATTGCCGACAACGAAATCATGCGGCTCACGAACATCATGGACACCATCAACGATGGAGACTTGCCTGAGCGCATCGCCATCGACGATGACCTGTCACCGATCAGCTTGGACCCTGAGAACCCTCGCTACTGGCAATGCCAATATTGCTCGTACAACGAAACATGCAAGACCGATGGACCAGGAATGGTCACGATTAGAAAGAAGGAAACACAAGATGCCTAAGTTTGACTTGGACAACTACGAAACCGTTGCGGACCGGATCACGAAGTTCTGGCAGGACTACCCGACTGGTCGCATCGCAACCAAAATGGAACACATCAGCGACACCGGCAAGCAGTTTGTGGTGTGGGCGGCTGTCTACAAGGACGCCGAGGACGCTCACCCGTGGGCTACCGGCTACGCCGAGGAACACTTTGCTGACCGTGGACCAAACGAAACGTCACCGTTGGAGAACTGCGAAACGTCAGCCATTGGTCGAGCGTTGGCAAACGCTGGCTACGCAACCACCAGCGAGTTCCGTCCGTCCCGTGAGGAAATGGCGAAGGTGAACAACCATTCGTCGTCGCCAGCCCCACACAAGGCAAAGGAAGTGGCCGAGCAAGCTCGTTCCGGCTCACCTAAGACCGAAGTTGAGGGCGACCCACGTTGGGACACGATTTTGCAGGGAGCACAAGCCGACCCGGACAACAAGTTCTTGAACGACCTGGCCGAGAAGGGCAAGAAGTACGGCTCGCTGTCCGAGAAGCAGTTGGGCGCAGGCTTCAACGCCGCTCGCAAGGCATTGCAAGACAACCCCATCGCCGCCGAAGCACCTGTCGTCGCCAAGGTTGAAGAAGCCTTTGGTGCCGTGCAAGAAGGCTGGGCTACCGGAGAGGAACCGTTCTAATTGCCGATGCCGCCGAGGAATAGGTTGATGCTTCTTGCTCAGAAACGTGGGTACTACTTTGATGAGTTCAATCAGGAGTGGTGCAAATGGACTGAGTACGGAGAACACGCCATTGAAATCTACGTTGATAAGGAAAGCGGTTTTGTCGGATGGTGTTTGTACGGTCCCGAAGAAAGGCACGGATTCTTTTCGTGTTTGACCTGGGGCTTTGCAAACACCCTTGACGAAGCTGAGATGGCCGCCAAGAAAGACATAAAATACTACGGCGGTTTTATTCCTTGACACGTTAGACATAACGAGCAAAACTGATAGCACCATCGAACAAGGAGGATCGAGATGGGCAAGATGAAAGAAATGACATTGGTTGATGAGACTGAGCGGATTGAAGAACTGATCCAAAAGTTCAACGACTACAAGCGCCTGCAAGTACCCGCCGAGGAATACAAGTTCCTTACCGTAATCTACGCATTGGCCGAACAGCTTGCGACCCTAGACAAGGGTTCGGCGGCGTGGGAGTCAGTGTTTGGGGTGATGAGCGAGTCGATCAAGGACTTCAAGGATTGGCTGGCTGAGTACGACGAGGCACAGAACGCCTGGTGGCGGAACTTGCAGATGCGAACCGACGCAGTGTTTGACGGCCTGACCTACGACCACAAGCGGGATGGCGAGCGCCTGACCAAGCAACTTGAAGCGGTCCGTGACCTGATGGCGGATGGCAAGTGGCGCACGTTGAAGCAGATTGCCGACGACACCAATGCTCCCGAAGCATCCGTGGGTGCCCGCTTGCGTGACTTGCGAAAGGCGAAGTTTGGTTCGTACGTCATTGAGCGCCGCTATCTGTCGCACGGCTTGTGGGAATACCGGATGGTGAACCATGCGGGCTGACAAGTATGCGGACGGTGTTCATCTGACCTTGGGTGAGATTCAGCACAAGTTGGACAACGGTGGCTGGGACCAGGAAGCCGACAAGGTGATTCGAGATTTGGTCACGGCGATCCGTGAAGCGTCATTGACGATCCTTGAACTTCTTGAGAAGCACAATGCAGAATGACTGGCAAGACCGTGCGGCCTGTTGGGGGGTAGATCAAAACATCTTCTTTGACACGGGCGAACCCGGTTGGTCCGAAGGACATGCTAAGTCCATTTGCCGTACCTGTCCCGTAGCAGGGCATTGCGCCGAAGCCGCCATCTATTACGGCGAGCGGGAGGGCATTTGGGGTGGCCGAAACATCAAGGAACTAAACGAAGTTGCTCGGCGTCGAGGCGTCCCCTACGGTGGAAGGAAACCCTGCGGGACCAATGCGGGCTACGCCACGCACATTCGGAAGAAGGAACCGATCTGCGAAGCCTGCCGCATCGCCCATAACGAACGAAAGCGAGAAGAATCCAAGCTCGCTAGACGATTGGAGCAAGCATGAAACGCATCTTTACCCCGCTCGTAGCCATCGGGCTAATGGTCGGAGTGTGGTGGTACGGCGCTGAGATTGTAGTCTCGGCCCCAACCACTCACCCTCCAAGTACCCTGGGGTCGTCGCCAACGGTGGTCACGACGATCCCTCCAACTACGACCACCACCCCACCAACCACAACGACAACACTTCCAGCAGATTACGCAGAATGGTCGAGGGTGGCATCGTGTGAATCAGGAGGATGGGTGGTACTAGGAAGTGCTTACCCCGATTCACTAGGAATCACGGCTCAAAACTGGGCCAACTACGGCGGAACCGGCGACACTTCGCCAGCCGCACAGATCGCAGTAGCAGACAGAATGATCGCAAGCTTGGGAATAGGAATCCCCGACCAAGGAGGATGCGCCGCATGGTGACATACGAATGTACGAAGTGCTTTATGACACAGAAGGCGATGAAGAACGCAGTTCTCAGCCATCGCTGTCCAAAGAACAACAACCGATACACCACGTTTCGATTGATGCACTTGCACGAATACGACGCTGACGCTACGGGCGTCCGTTCTTGCACCGTTTGTAGGCAGGTGGAAAATGCCAAGTAACTACCCCGATGGAATGACCCGATCAGACTTGATCTACGTTGGCGAGATTAGCCCGGACTATTGCGAGGACTGTCCTTGCCCTGATGCCGAGAAGCCCGTATTGATTGACGAGAACGGCGACAAGTGCGACCACAAGGACGATTGCGACTGTCAGGAGTGCGAGTGCAGTTGCCACGCCGACGATTTCGATCCGCCTGACGATTGGGACGGGGATTATGTAGAAGAAGTGGATCATCTCTGGTGAAGCGCACCCCGATCAACAAAGGAGACAGAGTGACCACCTACGATTTCAACGATGGCAACGGACCAGTTCCAGCCCACAAACACCGAAACGGAGGTGGATGGGTAGCCGGCACCGCCACCGTCAATGAGAGCGCCTACGTCGGACACAACGCTCGGGTCTCCGGCACCGCTCGGGTCTACGGTGACGCTCGGGTCTCCGGCACCGCTCGGGTCTACGGTGACGCTTGGGTCTACGGTGACGCTTGGGTCTACGGTGACGCTCGGGTCTACGGCACCGCTCGGGTCTACGGTGACGCTTGGGTCTACGGTGACGCTTGGGTCTACGACAACGCTCGGGTCTACGGTGACGCTTGGGTCTGCGGCACCGCTCAGGTCTACGACAACGCTCGGGTCTACGGTGACGCTTGGGTCTGCGGCACCGCTCGGGTCTCCGGTGACACACGACTCACTAGGGGCAACGCCTTCGCTACCCAGCACGACGACTGGCAGATAACCGAGGTCTCAAATGGTGACGGCACCACCACTCTCTACGCCAATGCCGAGTTTGACCCATTTGACAACGACACGAGCGAGTTTTTATGACCGCCGCAACGAAACATAGTTTTGGCCCCAATGCTGGGAAGAAAGCCAAAGGTGCGGGACACCCCGTAATGTTTGGCTACCCCAAGTCATCCTTACATTTTGAACCTTTTTCGGACGGGGGGGGGTATCCTCTCCGCTTTGTGGAATGGGCCTACCGAGAAATGGAATCAATTGGTGGCAAACCAGTGGACGAAAAAAAAGTGCTGCATTTGTGTTCAGGAAGCATGGTGACTGGCGTGAGGGTTGATATTCGTGAAGAACGCAAACCCGACATTGTTGCCGATTGTCGCAACGTACCGCTTCCAGATGAATCGTTTGATTGGATTCTTGCCGACCCCCCCTACTCGGAGGAATACGCAAAAAATCTTTATGGCACCGAGAAGGACTATCCCAAGCCTGGGCAGATACTCAAGGAAGCTGCTCGACTTCTGAAGCCAGGAGGACTTTATGGGTTTCTACATTTTCAAGTGCCAATGCCACGCAAGCCAATGAAGATTGTGAATGTGTACGGCATCACTACGGGGGCTGGATATGCCATCAGAGCTTGGACTTTGCTTAGGAAGGTGGGGCCAGAATGAAACGCACTCCGATCAACAAAGTGTCCAAGAAGCGCCAACGTGAGAACGCCCAACGTCGCAAGGTTTTGATTGAGAAGTACGGCCTGCCCGATACCTGGCGCTGCGAACTTGGCCCGATCATTGGCAACGCATGTCACGGCCCGATTCACGGTCACGAACTATTGAAGCGATCCAGGGGCGGGTCGATTACGAACCCCGACAACATCATGCTCGCTTGCGACTACCACAACGGATGGGTCGAGCTTTACCCATCTATCGCTGAACAACTACACTTATCAAGACATTCATGGGAAGGAGAACCCGATGCCAAAAAAGACTCCGGGGAGCAAGATGGCTATGAAGATTGGTAAGGAACGCTACCGCAAGGAGCGCGAGCGCCATCGTGAACGGTTGGCTAGGAGGATGAATGACAACCCCGCAGAAGGCTAAGGGTTCGCAATACGAGCGGGACGTTGCCAAGTTCTTGCGAGAGAACGGCCACCCATACGCTGACCGTCGCTACGGTGCTGGCAACACTCAGGACAAAGGCGACATTACGGGCTTAGGCCCACGCTTGGTTATCGAGTGCAAGAATCACAAGACCCTAGACCTATCAGGCTGGCTGGCTGAGGCCGAAACGGAACGTGAGAACGCCAAGGCCGAATACGGCGTGGTGGTGGCGAAGCGCCGGGGCAAGAACGCGGCCGAGTCCTACGTTGTAATGACCTTGGCCGACTTTGCAAGACTATGGAAGGAAGCAGATGCTTAGTGCGAATCAAATCGCTGACGCCATTGAAAAGGAAGGGCGTCGGATCGGGCAGTTGGCTGAGGAATGTGCCGATATTGCCACGACAGCAGCCGAGATGGAGGCCGACTACAAAGTCGCCTTCGCCAAGGCCAGGATGACCTACCGTGACGACGCGGCGGCCAAGGGGCTGAAAGTGACCGTCGCTGAAATAGATGACCATGCCACGCTACAAGCCTCTGAGAGCCTTCGGGCATACTTGGTGGCATCAGGGTCCATGACGGCGATTAGAGAGGCTCTGAGGGCGTCTCAGGCCCGTCTGGATGGACTCAGGACGTTAGCGGCGGGATATCGGCAGGCAGGAGGCTGATAATGGACGAGATGCAGGACTACATGAGGCGGCGAGAGGCCGAACAACGTGTGATCGAGGCGGCGAGAGCCTACGTCTACGATTCCAATAGTGGAGAACCTGTGGATATTCGGTGGTTGGAAATGGCTTTGGATGAATTGGATCGTTTGGCATGATAGAAGGACACGATTACGAGGCCGAGATGTGGCCCGCCGATGTGAAGTATTTGGCTGACACCGGCTGCGAACCAGCAAGTTGGCATAAGCCCATCGAACCAAAGCTCCAAAACCAGTTGCGACAGTTGGCGAAACTTATTAGCGACAACATTCATTGACACGGCCAAGACAAACCTGCTAGGTTTTTGTTGGTCAGTTACCCCTGACATTAGAAGGCGGCTCGTTCTCCGACAGGATCGAGCCGTTTTCTTTTTTCTAACGCGGACGCCAAGCCAAGTTAGACCGGACGCCAAGCCAAGTTTGCTCAACTCCTGCTCCTGGGGTGTGGGCGAGCGCCCGCTCGACTTCGGCGGGCTTGTCGATGGTCGCGATTGCGACCGAACACTTGTTCGCCTTGCGGCTCGTCGGTGGTGCGTTTGCCTAGCGGGGCTTGGGGTTTGGTGCTTGCATTCGGGCGCTGGGTGTGGTGTGATCTAGTCGGCTTCGGGGGCGTGTGTCCTTCGGCCGTCAGGGGTAACTAATGAGTGAAGAAATAATCTGTGAGCGGTGCAACTACGCGCACCATGATCAAGAATGCGAGCACTACGGGGTAAACACTTCGCAGGGCCACCAAACTTGGTGCGAAGACTGTTGCGACGGTTTCGCTTTCTATTGCGACGATTGCGCCGAGTTTCACGCGATATCAGCGGGGCACTCGATTGGGGACGCTTTCCTTGTGTGCGAAGACTGTTTCGATAGTTCTTATTACCATTGCCACCAGTGCGATGAGAATGTCCACGATGGTCACGATTGCCCTTATGGATTCGATGAGGAGGATGAGACATACGGCGGACTTCTCCATTCATACGGTTTTAAGCCTTCGCCCATTTTCTACGGGGAGGGGCCGCGGTACTTCGGCGTCGAGCTTGAGATCGAGAGCCACCCCGAAAGGATTGTCGAGGTACTTGAGTACCTGAACGGGCACGGCATCGGAGAACGGGTCCACTATCAGAAATCGGACTCATCTCTAGCCGTAGGGCCGGAAATAGTGTTTCATCCTCGTTCTCTTGAATCGTGGCAGGAATACGGCGACGAACTCGCATCCATGCTTTGGGAGTTGCGAGGGATGCAGGCGCGGGCTTGGGATCGTTCCTCGTGTGGGCTTCACGTCCACGTCTCACGGGACGGGTTTCGATCGGTGACCAGCGTCGCGGCATTCGCTCTGCTCGTCTCAAGGAATAAGGGCGGGCTGGTCGATTTCGCCGGCCGGGAATCCACCTGCGCATCCTTCGAGGAACTGAGTTCGCGGTCTGTGGTTGAGAAGGCTCGCCAGCTCGGGGGCGGCCACTATGACGCGGTGAACCTGTCCAACTATTCGACGGTAGAACTTCGCATCTTTCGACCATCGCTTGCCGCTGGTCGAGTGCTCGCGGCTGTCGAGTTGACGGACGCGCTCGTCGCCTACTCGGGCACCATTAGCGCCCATGACATCACTCTGGGCGCGCTCGAGTGGGGGCGGTTTGTCGATTTCGTGCGGGCTTCGGATCGGTGGCCTCATGCGGTCCACGTTCTCGGGGGCGGGCGTTTTCAGGCCGCCGATACCCTCGCGGCGTCGTTCGTTTCACCTGCGGGGGTTTCGCCATGTGCGTGATTATCTGCGGCGAGGGTCCAACGATCCCGGATCGGGACGTACTCGAGCGGGGCGCTATCGCCAACCCTGACGGGTTCGGTTTCGCGTTGGTGTTCGAGACTCGGAAGGATCTACGGCTTCATACCAGGCGCACTATGTCGCCGGTTGAGGCCGTAGAAATGCTTGAGCGCAAGGTGGACGAACTCGGTCGTCGAGTGGTCGCGTGGGCATGGCACGCTCGCATCGCCACTAGCGGCGCGGTTGATCTGTCGGGTTGTCATCCTCACGCCATCGCCGGGGAGCCTAAGACGGTGCTTCTTCATAACGGGATGCTACCGGTGACTCCTGCGGACCACCTGAGCGATACGGGCACGTTCGCTAGGGACGTTCTCCCTGCGATGGGTGGAACTCGGGCGCTCTTGGAGCCTCACGTGCGCGACATGATGAGCGACTGGGCCACGGGCTCCAAGTTGGTCTTCGTCTCGTCCGATCCGGCTTTGCCACCTTTGGCGATCGTCAATGAGTCGGCGGGTTACTGGGACGGTGGCTTCTGGTTCTCGAACTCGTCATGCGAGCCTCGCGCGAGCTGGGGCTACTACGGCGGCAAGGCTGAACCTCTCGAGCTGAACGGCGGGGCTCTCGAGTGCCCGTGGTGCTACGGCCTCGTCGATCCAGATTTTGACGAGTGCGAGTGGTGCGGCGTCTGCGTCTGGTGCGGCAACTATTCGTGCCACTGCGAGACCGAACCTTTAGAGACCGTCGATTCGGGAGGGTGGGATGATGGCGCGGCATTTTGAGATTGTCTCCGCGTGGGCGCTGATCGGCCTAGCCTGCGGCGCTGTGACGACCTCGCGAGACGGGTTCGGTTTCTGGCTCGATGCTCTGGCCGTGGCTGGGCTGGGTGCGCTGTTTGGCGTCGCTGTGTGCGTCTGGCGGTGGTGGCGGTAACTTGCGCGGCGGGCCGCCCTGCTTGGTCCTTCGGGGCTGGGTGGGGCGGCTTTGTCGCGTTTGGGCGTCGATCTGATCCAACATCTCGACGGTCGATTCGCCTATTCTCTCGATTCTTTGGCGCTGTAGTGCGTTCTGTGCCACGTTCCTAAGGTGTCTAGGGTAATCGGTGCAGACTAGGGCTAGCGTCGATCTTGCGGCGTTCTAGGCATGAATGGGATGCATTGTGCGCGTAATGCCAAGTGTTACTCATTCACCGAACACTTGTTCGCTTTCGTCTTATTTGTCCACAACATCGTCCACAGACGAACACATGTTCTGTGGAAACCGGGTGTGTGCCGAGGCGGGTGCCTCGAACAAGCCCGTTTATCACCTTCACGAACAATTGTCATTTTCTTATCAAAAAAAATCAACAACGGCAAAGACACAGTAAGTATCTACTTACCTTGCCTGCCGCAACGACCGAAGGGAGGCGCAGAGCAACGAGCGTAGCGAGGCGGTAGCCAGGAGCAGACCAAGGGGGCGCTTCGGCGCTTCCGCCGTGTCTGCGTTCCAAGTCGTCAGCGTATCAGCGTTGTCAAGCTGGGTGTTCCACAATACTGAGAAATTCTCAGGATACTCTCAGCAAACTTTCAGAATTGGTTTTGGTGTATTGTGCAAGCATGATCCTGGCGATCTTGATTATCGTGTCTGCGTTGTTGGCGATCCAAGTTACTGGGCATTTTTACAGCTATTACGAAGCCGAAGAACCGGACTTGGAATACTGGGAATGTCCCGAGTGCGGTACTATTGTTGAAGCCACCAGCATCGAAGGTATTGTTGAGGGCATGAGAATCCACGATCTAGCAAAACGCTGTCAGGAGGAAGAATGAACGTTGATCCCGACGAATACCACGCTCTCCAAGTGGTTGCATCCATTGTTCGCGATAACTACATTGGCTGGCATCGAGTCGCCGCCGCTGGCCCCAACATGCCTTGGCGTGACCTTGATTTTGCCATTGAAAACTTGGATGACCTGTGAGCCGTGACCTTACTTCCATCGCCGCCATTTTGATCGTGGTGGGTGGGGTAGTTCCAATGACTGTGGCCTTGACCGTCGCTTGCACCTTGAGCCTTCAGAAGCGCAAAGACAAGATTGACGCTTGGTTCCGGGGTGAGTCATGAGCGTTACGTTTCCCACCGAAACCGCTGTGCCTGGTATTCGCAAAAACGGTGAGTATTGCAACGGCGTGTGCGAAGATTGTGATTGTCGTCAACGGGAAGATGATTCCCCCGAAGTAGAAACGGAATGGTAATGACCAACGTAACCCGTTCAGTAGTCCGTACTGTCACCCCAATCGCCGTGGGATTTGTCGTGTCCCTCCTGGCCCACGCTGGTGTAAAAAACCCCGCCGCTGTGTCAGCTATCGGTTCGGCGTCCGCCGCCGTCTATTACACGGTTGTCCGCAACCTTGAAGTCAAGCACCCCAAGGTCGGGCGTCTGCTCGGTGCCCTGGGTGCCCCCACTTACCCGGCTCCTGCCGTTCCCGCCGCCCCTGCAACCCCTCCTGCGAAGTAAAATTTTTTTTACACCTCCGCAAGGGCGTGACGATCCACGCAGACGCTCTCAAGCCGGGGATCAGTCACAGCGATGGAGGATTATCGCTCCAATCATGGTAGCAAAAAATTAGATGGCGATTACCGTTCAACAAAAAGAAAAGTTTTGGAACCTTCGAGAATCCGGCTATTCTCAATCTGATGCCGCTCGCAAGGCTGGGTTTTCTGTTGCTACTGCCGTCCGGCTTGAAAAAGCAAGTTTGCAACATGCAAGGGGCAAAGAACTTCTTTTAGCCAAACAACAAGATTCGTTTCCCGCTCCCAAGAAGTTTTCTGAGCTTAGTTCCGAAGCCGCTCGGGCTCTTGAAGATTTTTCGTATTTTCAAGAACGATACTTTGGTCGTATTGCTGCGCCGTGGCAACGAGAAGCAGCCGAATCCATCGTCAAGCTGCTGGAAACCCCCAACGAAGAATACGTTGTCATCAACGCTCCGCCTGGTTCGGGTAAGACCGTCACGTTCGTTCACGACATTCCCGCTTGGCTGACTTGTCGCAACCGTGCCATTCGAGGCATGATCGGCTCGGCCACCATGAGCCTTGCCAAGCGAAACCTCAAACGTTTGCGCCGGACCCTTGAGTTTCCTGAACCCGTCAAGAATGATCCTGGCGCTATTCGTCGTGGCGAAGCCCTTGATGCCGTGGGGGTGCTTGCTCGAGACTACGGACGATTTCGCCCAATGGACAAAGAGATTTGGACCAACGAAGCGTTTATTGTTATGCAATCTGACGACACCGGACTCATCACAGAAAAGGAACCAACTTGGTCCGCTTACGGAATTGACACTTCGTTTATTGGTGGACGTTACGACTTTGTGATGTGGGACGACCTTGTGGACCCTCGCAAGATGCGTACCGTCGAACAACGTGAGGCTTTACAAGACGTTTATCAAGATGTTTGCGAAACCCGTTTGGAACCTGGGGGTTTGCTAGTTCTTCAAGGCCAGAGGATTGCGTCGGACGATCTATACCGATTTGCTTTGGACATGACCGCTCCTGGCCTTGAGGACGACGACGACGATGACCACATCGACCCCGACGAACTAACTCAAAAGATTGGCGAAAAGCGGGATGGCAAAAAATACCATCACATTATCTTCAAAGCTCATTACGAAGAAAAATGCGATCCGTTACAACACAAGAAATCATCTGACCCTTATCCCAAAGGATGCCTTCTTGTGCCAAGGCGAATTCCTTGGTCCAAGGTCAACACCCTTATGTCAAACCGTGGGGAACGGTTTACGGTTCTGTATCAGCAACAGGACGTTGACCCCACCGAAGTCCTGGTGCCAAACGCATGGGTGTACGGGCACGGCGAGTTCATCGGGTGCATCGACAAGGAACGGGATCGACTTGAAATTCCCGCAGGATTGAACGCTGGTTCCTGCTACTCAATTGCCACCGCCGACCCCAGCCCAACAAACTTCTGGTCGATCCAATGGTGGATCTATGACCCGTCATCAGAGAAACGCTACTTGATTGACCTGCTTCGCAAGAAGATGGACGCACCAGACTTTCTTGACTGGTCTGCACAAGACGGACAGTTCGTTGGTGTAATGAACGATTGGCAACAAGCGTCGCAGATTTTGGGTTTTCCTATCACAACTTGGATTGTCGAAGCAAATGCCGCACAACGCTTCCTGCTACAATATGACCATGTGCGAAGATGGCGATCTTTGCATGACGTTGACATAATTCCGCATACAACCAGCCGTAATAAATCGGACCCGAACTTCGGAGTAGAAACGATTGCCCCGCATTGGCGTTTTGGCAGAGTACGACTTCCAGGTAGGGGCGATGGCAAAGTTGTGTCCATGCGGCTTGTTGACGAGGTAACTAAATACCCGCATGGACGAACGGACGACTGTGTAATGGCCGAATGGTTTTTTGAGTGGAACCTGCCCAACATTTCGTTGCCAACGGCAGCAATGTCAAGCTCGTGGCGTCCTAGTTGGGCCGGAGAAGCCGTCTGATGGGTAAGACCGCCGAAGAAATTGTCGCCCTTCACCGTCAGCGTGTGAACAGCCGTGGGGATTACTTGTCCCGCATGAAGGACGTATCCCGCCACTACAACAACGAAGTCACCGTTCCACTTCCTGAGCTTGACGCCAACGAGCGCCCTGCCGTAGCCAACCTTCTTGCCCAAGGAATTGACCAATTTGCCATGCGGGTTTCGTCGGTCATGCCCGACTTGCAATTTCCAGCCCTTCGTGCAGGATTCAAGGCCAGCGAGGAAAACGCCCGTAAGCGTCGTCTTGCCACCCTTGGCTGGTTTGACATGAACCAAATGAACATCCTGATGCGGCGTCGTGCGCGTTATCAAGTTGCTTATGCTTCGGCCCCTGTTTCCATCCACCCCGTTTCGCTAAACAGCCACGACAAGCGTGAGATTCCCCATTGGCGGGTTCGTAACCCATTGTCCACCTTTCCATCGGACACCATTGACCCTAACAACATGGAACCCGAGGACTGCATCTTTGAGGACGCCCGCACCCTTCGTTGGATCAAGCAGAACTACCCAGCCGCCGCCGCCGTGCTTTACACCGGCAAAGCCAACGAGGACGTTCTGTTCAACATCCTTGAGTATGTCGATCCCGAAGAAACCGTTTTGGTGGCCGTTGGCGCTCGCAAAGAATCCAAGAACTACATGGCAGGCCAAGACGTACCGGGCATGAGCCAGGTCGTCCTTGACCGCATTCCCAACCGAGCAGGCATTACGCCTGTGGTTGTTCCTACCCGCATTGCGTTGGACAAGGTTATGTCCAAGTTTGAAGCTATGATGGGCATGTACCAACGTCAGGCCAAGTTGGACGCACTCAACACCATTGCCGTGATGCGTGGCGTGTTCCCCGACGAATGGGTTGTTGCCCACCCATCGGCTCAGGGCATGGCACCAAAGATCATTCAGAACGCTGACGGTAAAACTGGCGTTCGAGGCGTGATCCAAAACGGACAGATCGAAGTCATCTACCCGCAGATCAACCAGCAAGCCGGACTTACCCTTGACCGTTTAGAGCGCAGCGCACGTTTGAGCGCAGGTATCCCTGCCGAATGGGGTGGCGAGTCAGGATCAAACATCCGTACTGCTCGTCGTGGCGATGCCGTCATGTCCGAAGCCGTCGATCCCGACATTCAGGAATCGCAGGAAATCTTTGCCGCTTCAATGGAGGCCGAGATTCGCCGTGCCATCGCCATCCAAAAGGCGTACTACGGTTCCAAGCCAACTTTGTTTTTGCTTGGCATGAACGGTAAAGTCGAAGGCCCACCGGATTACACGCCAAACGAAGCGTTTGAGACTGACTTGTGCCGTGTGACGTATCCGTTGCCTGGTTCGGACGCTAACCAAATGGCCGTGATGATCGGGCAAAAAGTTGGCATTGGGGAAATGTCAATTCAATCGGCAATGGAAATGGACCCGTTGATCCGTGATCCTGAGCTTGAAACGTCACGCATCCACATCGAGGGAATTCGCAAAGCCCTACTCACGGGACTTGAGCAACAGGCGGTTCAGGGGCAACTTGACCCCAACACCATTTCTCGCATTGCATTGGCTATGGCCGATGGACGCACTACGTTGGAAGTTGCAGTTACCAAAGTTCACGAAGAAATGCAGAAAGAACAGGCGGATAAACAAAATGCCCAACCTGAGCAAGGAGGAAGTGTACCGGGCATGGCAGGAGTACCTGGGCAGCCAGGTGCCGCAGGACTTCCCGGAGGGATGGAAGCACAGCCCGAGGACCAGCCGGGCATGGCGCCCCCTTCGCCAGATCAGCAAGCAATGGCGCAAACAAGTTCTCCTATCGGAGCGCCACCCCAAGGACTAAGTAATTTGCAAGACCTTCTTGCAACACTTCATCAACCGCCGACAACTGCGGCATTGTCGTAATAAGAGAGAACTATGCCAAGAAAAGGTAAGGGAAGTAAGGTTGAAGGAGCGGCGCAAACCGCTTATTCAAACAGGACCGACCTCAACAACCGTGGGCCACAACCCATTACCGTTGCGCCCGGTGAACCTTACGGACAACGCCGGATGCTTGAAGATGCTCAACGAGCCGTTCCAATGGGCAGTACGCCAGAACCGGTAACTCACGTTGCGAACCCAACTCCGCCGCAAGCTCCGCCCGCTACGCCTGGCGCTGCGGACCAACGCCAGCCTTTTACTGCGCCCGGAACATTGGGATTTTGGGACCCCGCTCCGCACCCGCCAGGCATGGTGGCTCAAAACCAAATTGCATCTAACCCTGCTCAAAACGCAAAACGGATTTCTGATTTGTTGGACAACGCTTCTAACTCGCCGTATGCAACGCCAGCCGTACAAGAAATGGCTGCCATTGCCCGTGTGATTGGTGTTTGATGCCTGGGGGAGAAATTTACAGGCCGCCTAATGTTCACGACTTGAACGCAATAAATCTTGACAAGGCGATCAAGGCTGCACCGACAATCAAATATCACCCCGACCTGGGATTAGCCGCTGTTCGTGCTGGTGGCAACATTGTTGAAAATGCTCAATCGCTTTCTGGTTTTCATTTAGCGAACACGCTGTTTGATACCGCCACCGACCACTTGCGTGCTAACCCACAAGTGCACCAAGCATTTGCACATGTTGTTACACAGAAAACGCTTGACCGATTGGGAACCACATCGCAAGCAATGGGCGGCGAACGTGGTGTATCTGTGCCGGGCACAAATTTTTACGGCATTGACAGGCTAGGTGAAACACAAACCGGAACAAGTTTGGGTGGTATTGAAGGCGGTGGCAACGTATCTGCCGGAAACCAAATTAGTCGTTTGTGGACTGATGCGGGTCATGTCGGACAAAGCATTGGCGGTTGGGCTGAAAGAAACCTTAGTGCAGCCGGATTGAAAAACATGGAAGGCTACGCAATGGGTAGCCTTGATACGTTTACGCGTCAATTGCCAGATTGGATTGGTGGTATCAACCCACAAGACCCATTCGGTTCAATGCTGCATCACGGCAGTTCCAGCGGTTATGGATTGCCAACTTTATTTCACGACACGTTGACAAACATTTCAAATCAATTCAAAGACAAGTATTTCAATCTTCATTGGTGGGAAAAGCAACGTGCTGAAACCGCCGTTCACGAAGCTCAATACCAAAACCAAAAAACACCAGGCGTTCGTGGTGTTGTTGGTGGAACATTGGGTCGTGCGGGAAATCCTGACCTATTAGCGACTACTTTGGGTTTGCTTACTCCGCAACAAGTTGCTAACGCTAAACAAAGCTTTTTGCAGATGGTGGGCCAACAGTTTGACAACTGGAATCATTTTTACCGTTATGTAGTCATGTCCTATGAAAAGGGCGGTTTCAACGGCATGATGAACGCCCTTACGCCAATGCTGGCGGGTGCTGTTCTTGGTCTTGTTGGTTCGACCGTTCTTGGTCCTGACGCCGCCGCAGCCGGTGTTGCAATGGGCGCAGACCTTTCGACAACTATTGGAACCGATGCCGCAGTTACGGCAACCGAAGGTGACATTGCCGGTCAAATGGGTGCCAATCTTGGAACTGCCGCAAGCGACACCGCATCACAAACCGCTACCGCTACCGCCGAAGGTCAAACGGCACAAACCTTGAACGAGGCAGAGCAGGCTGGTGCTAATGCAACTAAAGGCGAAGCCGCTGTAAAAACATTTGGTAGTAACCCAATTGTTCGAGGAATTGGGCAAGCCTTTAAAATTGGTGCCGAAGCGACACAAGCACCTGAACTGTTTGGAGCCAACGTAGTTCCACAGATTTGGCACGATAAAGCACTTTGGGATGCCAGTCGCAAACCAACGGCGCAACTTGGCACCATTGGTCAAGGCATTTCTCAATTCCTGTTTCACCGGAATGTTTCGCTTTTGTCTGGCACCGTGGACGCCATTACGTCTTTTATTGAAGCGCCAATGATGGGTGGCCGTGCATTGGGCCTTGAACGGGAAGCTACGCAACTAACCGCAAGTCGTTCACTAGCGGCGCTGTCCGGCGATCAAATTCGAGCCGAAGTTGGACGAAACACTCAAGTTGCTAGGGCATTGGACATTATTGCTGGGTTCGGACAAAAGGGCAAACTTGTAGAAATTGAAACGCAAAACGCCGCCGGCAATGTAGTCAAAACAGAAGTCAAAGACACGGCTGGAAAAATCTATCGAATGTTTCCTTCGTTGGCTCCGGTCATTCCTGAACTTGTCAAAGCAATGGAAGAAAACGGCGCTACCAGGGAAACCCTTGTTGATACATTGGCAAATCTAGCCGACGCCACGACGATGTTGACTGAGGTGCGAATGCCCACCGCTGGCATTGTGTCGCTTCTTCGCAAAGCAAAAGTTGGCGATAACGCAGCCATCAACAAGCTGTCAGAATTTTTCGGCCAAGAGGCAATGCGCTACGACGAAAACACGGGCAAGATTGTCAAAGACATAATTGAACCTGGAAGCCGCAAATCCATTTACGCCGTTGGACAAATGATGCAGTTGGCTGGCGAAAGTTCTTCCAAGATCAACGCCGTACTGTCATACTTGAGCGAAACGTCCGATCCGGTTGCTTGGTCCAACGTCTACATCAACGCAACATTTGGTCTTGTAGAAAAGGATTTTGACCAAAGCTTTACCAAATTGTTGCTTAGGTCGGGAGAAATTACCCGTGCCAACAAAGGCACACTCAAGCGATCCACGGGCTATTTGGGTATGGACCTTCAAACCGCCTTGAAAAACCTGGATGACATTCGTGAACCGCAATTGCGGCGTCTTGAAAACCTGTACCAGGAATACCGCTCGTCGTGGCACAGCGCCATTTCTGAATGGCTTGGCGGCATGGGCGTTGATTCCCGTGGTGAATTTGCAGTGCAAGTTTCTGGTGCGTCGCGTTCAATGGTTGAGCGTGATGGCAAAGAATTTGCCGCAGGTGTTCACGGCCTTCACATTGAACCATTTATTCTCCCTGACTTTAGAGAGATCAAGGAAGAAACTTGGAAGCTCATGTCCAACATGTTCAAAAATGAAGGTTTGAGCATTGTTGGTGGTCGTGTTGCAGACGTAGGTGCTCGTGATTTGTTAGCGCATGATTTTATTATGGGCACTAACAAACTCAACGAATGGATCAACGAGCGTTTTTTCAAACCTCTTGCTTTGCTTACCCCTGGTTGGGCGCTTCGTGTTTCTATTTCAGAGCTTGGACTAAACACCGCCCGCATTGGCCCACGGAACATGCTGGCTGGTTGGTTGGGCGACACCTACATCCGTTCTAGGGCAAACATGATTACCACTTACAGAAAGATTGTGGATCGTCATGTCACCAATCTTGGTAAAGATATCAACGACCTGGAAACGACGCTCAAAGAAGAAAACGAAAAGCAAGCCGAAAACAAAGCAAAAATAGAAACTTTGAAAGCACAGAAAACTGCTGCCGAAAAGGAAATCAAATCAAACAAATTGTTGATTGCTTCTATTGAATCCAAACGTCTGAGCGCCAACCCAAGTTACGCCAAGATGTACGAAAACCTTGTCAACAAGGGTACGCAACTTGAAACCGACTTGACCCGAATTGAATCTGAAACAACCGCTGCTGAAAGTGAACTGAATCCAGACCACTACAAATTGCAGCAAGGTCTTGAAATGAGCATTGCTAAAAAGCAGGCAGAACGTGACAGTTTCTTGGGCAAGAAGTTTGTGTCAATTCCGCCCCCCACCGCAGACCAGTTGATGCGTGAAGGAACTCCTGCGGACATTTGGGAGCAAGCTGTTCAACCGGAAGTCAAATTCCAAATGAACAAGCTCAAGAACGAAATTGAAACTTTGCAAGAGGAAATTCGTCGGACGTTTGATGAAAACGCCAAGATGGACCTTGAGTACCAAATGATTGAAAAAATGGTGCTTCACGACAAATTGGACGGAAGTTTGACGGCTCGCTCGTTTGCCGCTGGTCCTACCGCAGATCAACTTGAAAAAGAACTTGCCCCGTCAGACCTTTACCGCAAGGCGTTTAGAAAAGGGCCTGAAACACCCGCACCAGTCCGAGAAACAAAATTCTTTAGGAACCGTGAAGAAGCAAAAGCCATGCTCAAGCGACTTCGTGAACAATCCGTCAAAGATTTGGAACGAGCAAAACGCCAACTTGTCAACGAAATGTTCGACCAGTTTGGCATTCACCCACCCGAAATTTCTACTGAAGTTCGATT